TTAAAACCTCCAAAGGAGGATGAAAAATGATAATAAATTATCCAACATATTCATATAATAATTCAAATGCTAAATATATTTCATTAAATATTTCATCTAATGAACCATATAATGATGATGATAATACTATACCATTAATAAATTTAAATAAAACTACAATTGAATATAATGAAGATGAAGAATCAGAATTAAATCAAATTATCATAACTCATAATAATTCCAATGGCTCATCTATTAATTATTACCAAGTAGATGATATAAATATTTCAGAAGATTTCGATACAATAATACATAAATTAACTGTCACTATCAATGATAAACACAATATTTATAGGCAACAATATATAGATAATTATTATGATGAATTATTAAATCAATTATATGCTCATATCTATAATTATAGAGATAAACGCAATCAATATAATGATATTGTTGATGAAATGTCTAAGATTAATGAAAATTTAATACATTTAACAGCTATTGATAATGTAGATCTCATTACAAATAATGATGTTAAAAATCAAATCGATGAATTAAACAAACAATATGAAGAATATAAAACAACTTTAGAAACATTAAAACAAGATATAATCAATATTATTTCAAATATAAAAAAATTAAAGAATGTATTATAATGAATTATCTCGGATTTAACCCTCCATTATATGATGATGATAATTTGTTCCCATTCCAGATGAATTTAAGACTCATAAAAAATGATTTAATACAATTATTAAAAACGATCCCAGGAGAAAGAGTTATGATGCCAGAATTCGGAGTGGGATTGCAAACATATCAATTTGAATTATTTGATTATTCTATATCAGCTCAAATTCAAGATGCAATTTTCAATGCTATTAAAAAATATGATCCTCGATTAGATATACAAGATATAGATATTTCACAATCTAAAAAGCAACCCAATTTAATATATATAACTATCTTAGGTAGAGTTAAAAATATAGATAAGGATTTAAAATTCTCATTAACTATTAAAGTTTGAGGTTAGAATGTCTGAATATACTTTCCAAATGCCAAATGCTCCAGAAGAATATAAGATAAATCTAGCTGATATATCTATAGATCAGATTAATTATTCGGCTTTAGATTATAGAACCATACAAAAACTCATTATAGAATATATCTCTTTATACCATAAAGATCAATTTAATGATTTTGTAGAGCATAATGCAATACAAATGCTTTCTGAATTAATAGCATATATAGGGCATTTATTATCAAATAGACAAGATTTACAGGCTAACGAAAATTTTTTACCAACAGCTAAAACAACTTTCGCTGTAGATCAACATTTAAAAGTTTTAAATAATAAATTACGAAGACCAACACCAGCTACTGTTGAAGTTTCTGTGGAAATAGATAATGCTTTAACAACTGTAGTTCAAATTCCAGCAGCTACATCATTTAATGTCTATTCAGCAGATGGAGAAGAAATAACATATGAAATATTTAGAGCTCCCAATAATTGGGAAGATCCAATAGAAATAATACCAGGAGCCACTTCTACAAAAGCATATGGTGTAGAAGGAACTTTCAAAACTCTATCATATATAGCTGAAGGTATAGAAAATGAACAATTTATTATATATGATAATAATATTATTGAAGATCAATTTATAATAGATGTAACAATAGATAATATTACACAAAGATGGATAAAAGTTGATAGTATAGAATCATACGATGCTGATGATATGGTATATGAATTAATTTATATAACGAACGGAGTGATAGTAAAATTTGGTAATAATTTTCACGGTTTGAAATTATCAAATGGAGCAGAAGTTAATATTAAATATAGATCTGGTGGTGGAATTATCGGTAGAATAGATCCAAAAGCAATAGATGAATATAAATCTATCTCACTTGGATCTAATATGGGAGTAGTTGATGTACATTTCATAAATTATAATTCCTCTAATGGTGGTACAGATATTGAGACAATTGAGCATGCTAAAAAAAGGGTTTCAGCTGAATCATTTACTTTATCCTCTGTTGTAACATCTAAAGATTATATAGATGTATGTGAAAACTTTAGCCATTCTGTATATGGTACTGTTGCTAAAGCTTCAGTAGCAATTAATACAGGTGTTGAAGATAATTTAGATGTATTAATTGATCAAATTCGTGCTATTGGATCCGATGGTGAATTTATCAAAACAGATGATGAATGCAAACAATTATTATTAAATAATTATGTCAATAAGAATATTGTAAATGTTTATATTTTAGCTTATGGGACAACGAATCTGTCTAAGCCTTCTGAATGGTTAAAAGAAGGATTAAAAAATTATTTAGAAAGTATTGGACCAATTACAGATCAAATTAATATAAATGATGGTAATTTTAAAAATATAGATTTAGATATGGATGTTATTATAGATTATAATAGCGATATCACATCTATTAAAAGTGATGTAGAAAATACTATTGATGATTTCTTCTCTTATAATAATTTTAATATGGGAGAAGGTTTTTATTTATCCAAATTTATAAATGAGATTCAATCAATTAATGGTATTAATAATGTCAAAATTAAATCACCAAATTATGATATTATACCTGTGAAATCAATTACAACTACTAAATCTGATGAAATAGGCATCAGCGAAATCATCAATTTACANTATTGTAAAATATTACAGGAAGAAAAACGTATAAGGATTTGATGATGAATCAAGAAAAGATTTTTTCTAAGGTTTGTAATGTCTTGTATCCATCTTCAAATATAAATGAAATCAAAAGAACATACAATTATATAATTATCAAAAAATTTATAAATTACATAAATCAAACTGGATTAAATGATACTGAAATAGAAATATTATTAACATTAATACGTAACAATCGTAAAATTAGATTATCAAAATTATTATCAGATAAATTTATTGATTCATTAATTAGAAAACACATAAATAATAGGCAGATGCTAATAAATGATTTATTAATGTCTAAAAATAATTATAATAAAATGCATCAACATGATTTAAAATATTTATACGAAACCGCATATGTATCTATCAATTATATCGCAGTATCTAAAAAGTGTACCAAGGAAGCTCTAAAAAATAAAATAATTCCTCTAGATGATTTATTCAACACACGTAAACATATCTACCAAATTTTATCGTTTAACGAACTTCATAATATTCTACAAGAAGATCTAATTTACATTTAATTATTTCAACAAGAAAGGATAAATTATGAAAGTGAAAAGAATGTACACACAAGAAGGTGTTGATCCTTTATCAATGTTCGAATGGGAAAAGAAAGATTTTACACTTTATTCAGATTATGGCAATAATAAAATGATTCTTAAAAATATAGAAGTACCAAAACATTTTACACCAAATGCCCAAAAGATTTTAATTTCAAAATATACAAGATTAACAGAGGTCCCAAAATTTAGTGAAAGAGTACCAGAAAAAACACATGATGGAAGAGATATTCCAGATTGGCTACAACGAAGAAGACCAACTTATAAGGCATATTTAGTTATAAAAAGATATAAAGAATTACAAGAGGAAATAGCAAAAGTTAAACACAGTGGTAATGATAAGAAATTAAATGCTTTATATGAAGAATTTAGTAAAAAAAATGAACAAATGGATCAATATTTTGGTCATGAAACATCAGCTAAACAAATGTTTACACGTATCGCCGGATTTTATACTTATTGGGGTTGGTATTATAATTATTTTGATACAGAACAAGATGCAAAATCATTTTATGATGAAATATTATATTCATTAGCTGCACAATTATTTGCACCAAATACCCCAACTTGGTTTAATGCTGGTTTGTATTGGGCATATGGAATTAAAGGAGCTAAGCGTGGATTTTGGAAAGCAGATCCGTTAACAGGCGAAGTTTATCAAACAAAAAATACATTTAAATATCCTGGTGTATTTGCATGTTTTGTATTTGAAGTTATGGATACATTATTTTCAAAAGATCAAAATGGAATTTATGATATAATGACACAAATGGTAAAAGCCTATACATATGGTGGCGGTGTTGGCATTAATTGGTCTTCGATCCGTTCTAAATATGAAAAATTTAGTAATGGAAATAATGCTTCTGGGTCTCATCCATTTATGCTAACAGCAGATAGATCAGCATCAAATATTTTGTCTGGTGCCTCGCAAAGAAGAGCAGCAAATATTTTTATTAAAGATATTGATGATCCAGAAATTGAGGAATTTATTGATTGGAAAAAGAATGAAGAAAAGAAAGTTGAAGCACTAGGTAAAGCTGGTTATTCAACCGCGTTTGGGGGAGAAGCGTATGAAACTGTTTCTGGGCAAAGTGTTAATACAACAGTTAGAATTACAAGAGAATTTATAGATGCAGTTAATAAAAATAAAGATTGGAGTATGACAGCCCGTACAACTGGAGAAGTAGTTAAGACATTAAAAGCTAAATATATTTGGGATAAAATTATTGATGCAGCATATGAAAGTGGTGACCCAGGATTACAATTTGATGATATAATTCAAAGCTGGAATACATTACTTGAAACTGGAAAGAATAAAGCAAGTAACCCCTGTATCGCTGGTGATTCATTATTAATTACTAAAAATGGATTGAAAAAAATTAAAGATATAAAAGAAGATTATGTAGAACTATTAAACCCCGATGGTAAATTCAAGAAGTATAAAATAATTGTAAATAAAGTTAAACCAATTTATAGAGTCACGCTGAAATCTGGACATTCAGTTGAAATTACAGATGATCATCCAATGTATGATAAGAAAACAAAATCATATTTCACAATACGAGATTGGCTCAAACTGGATAACAATAAACGATCGAAAGTACAACCAACAATTATTACTCCCAATATTAAATGGAATAAACCTAAAACACTTAAGTTTAACGATCAAGAATGTACAATACTTGGGTTTCTATTTGGCAATGGCAATTATGATACTAAGAAAAAATCAGTAAAGATTAAAACAGAAGATAAAGATATTATGTCATCAATATATAAATATTTATCTAAAAGAAAATCTTCGGAATATCAAACAGAAATTTATTCTGAAAAATTTACTAAATTATGGGATGATTTTAAAATTTCTCACAAAGGAAATTTAAACCTCCCAGATACAATTTATGAATTAACTTCAGATCAATTAAGAGCTTTTTTGAAAGGGTTGTACTCTACAAATGGAAGTTTACTATATACTAAAGTACCGAAAATTTTATTAAAATCAAGGAATCGACAAGTTGTATCTGTAATTCAAAAATTATTATCAGTATTTGGAATTTATTCAAGCATTACCAAAGATGAAACACAACTTTTTGACGATGAATATTATAATTTAATTATTTCTTCAATCTTGGGATTGAGAAGATTTTATGAAAAAATTGGATTTATCCAACCATATAGAATGAAAATTATATATAAAATACTGCGAGATATTAAAGAGATACCTGATCCAATGATCACAGATGAATCTTCACAAATTGATACTGTAGAATATGTAAAAGATGATTTAGTATATGATTTCCAATTAAGAGAAGAAGGCGAACCGGCAGCTTGGGTTGATGGATTGCAACTTCATAATTGTGGTGAATTTTTACCAAATGGTAGTGCAGCATGTAATCTGGCATCTATAAATATAAATAAATTTATTGATGAAAACGATAACATAGACACCGATAAATATCTGCATGAAATTAGATTGGTTACGATAGCTTTGGATATTGTAAATAATTCAGGGCAAGTACCTTCCAGGCTAGTAGCCCAAGGTGTCTATGATTATCGTTATATTGGATTGGGATTAACTGGTATTGCTAAAGCTATGATGAAACTCGGAATGGTATATGGTGGGAAAAGATCTATGGATTTTGCAGCAACAATTTATTCATTAATGACAGCACAATCTTATCTTACTAGCGCAGAATTAGCAAGACAATTAGGTAGTTTTCCACAATATAAATATAATAAGAATTCTATGTGGTCAGTAATAAATAATCATTATAAAGCTAGTGTAGGCGGATCAGATGATGAATATATGATGTATGATGGCAAACCATTACCAGTAAAACCATATGAAATTACTACAGGTTACAATGAACAAACTAAAAAGAAATTACATTCATTATGGAAAAAAGTTATGAAATGTTCTAAATCTAAAGGATTTAGAAATGCATCTGTTACATTATTACAGCCATCTGGTACTCTTACATTTATTTTAGATGCTGGAACATATGCAGCAGAACCGGTATTTAGTTTGATTAGTACAAAAATTATGACAGATGGTACAACTATGAAAATAATTCCAGATTTTATTATTGATACATTAAAGAAATTAGGATATTCAGATAAAGATATTAATGATATAATGAAATACTTTCTTGGTAGAAGAACACTTGATGGCGCTCCTTATTTTAACAGAACTTTACTTGAAGAATATCAATTTACCGATGATGATATTAAAATGATTGAAAAGAGATTAGTAGCAGCTGATAGGTTAGTTGATGCTGTTGATACTTCTTTACTATCACCAATTACTAAATCTAAACTTGGTATCAAAAACGGGAATATTAATATATTTAAAAGATTGGGATTATCAAAGGAACAATATATCGATGCTGATAAATGGATATGTGGAGCAAATACATTTGAAGGTGCTCCACATATAAAACAAGAACATATTGCAATTTTTGACACAGCAGTTATATCAGGATACGGATCTACAAGATTTGTTGAACCAAGAATGCATATTAATATTTCAAGCGCGATTCAACCATTTATTAGTCATGCTATATCTAAAACAATTAATTTACCAAACTGGATAACTAAAGAGGAAATATCTAAATTATATAAAATGGCATATGAAAAAGGATGTAAATCAATAACGATTTATCGTGATGGATGTAAAAAGATTCAACCATTAATTAATATGATAGATCTTGATTGGTGGAATATCGGAGAAAAGAAAAAACAATATATGAGAGGTGAAAGAAAGAAACCACCCCAAAGAAGACAATTAATTGCGCATAATATAAAAATTAAAACACCTGCTGGGGATAAAGAAGTCATTATAAAATTTGGTGAATATGAAGATGGATCATTAGCCGAAATTTATATTGAAACACCAGAAGAGAATCAAGAATTTAATTTAGCCATGAATTGGCTTGGTAGGGCATTATCTAAACTTATTCAATTTGGTGCTCCAATAGATGAAATATATGATTCATATATTAATAAACAAGGTGCTCAACTTAAAGGTAGAATAGATCACCCATACATAGCATCCTGTACTAGTATTGTTGATCTAGTAGTGAGAATTATGAATTTAGAATATAAAGGTGACACTACATATTGTAAACATAAACCGCCTATTTCCGATATAAGAATTGGAAAGTATGTTGTTCCTGATCATAAATCTGGTGCTAATATCACTTCGATATTTACACAAGACGCTATGATAAATATAGATCTAAATAGTACAACTTGTTATAAATGTGGTAATAAAATCACTCCAAAACCAGGATGTTATACTTGTCCATACTGTGGAACAGAATATGGGTCATGTAGTGTAAATTAATTTCACGTATTAGAAAACTATAAAATTAATATGGAGGTATAGTGGAAGCACATATCATTAGTAATACGACTATTCAACTTTTAGGGGTAACACCGGAATTCAATAAAATATTGTCTGATTATTTTTCTGTTAAAGATCCACAATATGAAATGTATGCTGATACAAATTGGGATGGATATATTAGAAAATATCGTAAAGGAAAATTAAGCAGAGCATTTTTAAATGATTTAATAAAATTTTGTAATTATCATAAAGTCCCTATCAATATTATAGATGATCGTGGGTATGATTCTTTAGATGTTGATAAATTATCATTAAGAATATCTGATGATATGGTAAATGGGATCAAATTAGAAGATTATCAATTAGATGCAATAAAATCTGTATTAAATAATGAAGTTGGATTAATTGTGCTTCCAACCGGTGCTGGTAAAACAGAAATAATGATAGCCATAACCCAATTATTAAATGTTAATACAGTGATATTCGCAGATATGCAAGTTGTTATCAATAGTATTGTTACTAGATTTAAATTAAGAAAAATACAGAATGTTGGTGTATTTTATAGTGGAACATATCAAAATAATAAAATAACTGTGTGTTCTATTCATTCATTATTAACGCATAAACTTAATAAAAAAACTAATAAACAATTGAAATCATATCTAACTCGTATAGAACATGCAAGACAATTACAAGAAACAGTAAAAGAGGCAGAATTAATATTAATTGATGAAGCGGATAAAGCAGTTAGTAGAGAATGGAATCAATTATTTAAAAATTATGCTCCTAAAGCTCGGTTTAGATATGGATTTACTGCTACTCCGTGGGAAAAAACAAAGCCAGTGCAAAATATGCAATTAAAAGAAAATCTTGGTACAGAAATTTATAAATTTACAGATATACGCAAATTAGAACAAATGGGTAGAATAGTTCCAGTTAAGGTATATATGATTGTATTAGATGAAGATAATAAAAATATAAGAAGTAAAGTTAGATTAGATATTGCTGAAAGAGAACTAATAATAGAAAACAATAAATTACATAATATTATAAAAGGTCTGGTATATGATGTAATAAATGATAAAGTATTAATTATATTAGATACAATGAATATTATGGATTTAGGAAATAAATTATCTGAAATATTAGATGCCCCATTTATAAATGGTACTACACCATTTAAAACACGGAATGAAATAGTTAAAAAATTTGAGAATGATGAAATAAAAGTATTAATTGGATCCAAGATTCTAAAAAGAAGTTTAGACTTAAAAAATGGAGCTCCTAATTTGCTATTATTAGGTGGTGGAAAACAAGCTACAAATTATCTACAAGTTATTGGTAGAGCTATGAGAGTTAATTCTAAAGGTTATTCAAATATTTATGCATTCTTCCATTATGGTAATGCATATTTATACCGTCATTCTAAAATTTTATTAAAAACATTACATGAAAGAGGGTATAGAATAACGGTAAAAGGACAAGGATGGTCTATGAGTGGAGAAAAATTTATTAGATCTGGTTTCAGGAAAAGATAATATAGTATATAATTATAACAACATGGTGAGTATGATTTGAACAAAAATTACTATTTTGATAATGATCATGTAGAAAAGTTATGTAGAAAGTATGTATTAAATGGTGCTGTCGATATCGAGCTTCGTGATGAAATACTATCTCATGCAAGAGAATTAATTGAAAATATTATCCGCGTAAATAAGTTTGTACAGATCATTAATCATCCAGATTATATGACATTTGATGAACTACTATCTGTAGCTACAGAATCTATAGAAAATTCATTATATAAATTCAATATAACAAATAAATATATATTAAAAAATAAAAAAGTAATTATTGGGCAAATTATAGCTGAAAATGATAAAAAGATTTTATTAGAATTAGAAAATAATAAAAAGAAATTAATTAAAAAATCAGATATAAAAGC